AAGAAGGAAGTGTAAAACAAGGTGTCTTTGATAAAGACATCTTCTCAAAACCATCAAAAGGTGTAATTCATACTATCTATAAAGATTATGGCCCTCAAGAAACAGTTCACTTTCTTGATTGTATGCAAAATACTATTGAGCAGTTTCTAATCTATAACGGTTTTAGTGTAGGTATCAGTGATTTAATTGCTGATGAAAATACAAAAAAAGAGATGGATGATAAAATTCGTGCGCGTAAGGCAGAAGTAGAAAATATTATTCTACAACTTCACTTAGATTTATTTACAAATAATACAGGTAAATCTAATCGTGAAGAGTTTGAGAATCGTGTATTTACTTCGCTCAATAAAGCGACAGAAGAGTCAGGTAAGATTGGTCGTGGCAGTCTTTCAGCAGAAAATCGTCTAGTGAGCATGGTTCGTGCTGGTTCAAAAGGTTCTGATATTAATATCGCGCAGATGTTGGCGTGTGTGGGTCAGCAGGCTCCTGAAGGTAAGCGTATTCCTCTAGGATTTAATGACCGCACACTACCCCACTATAAAAAATATGATGATAGCGCAGAAGCGCGTGGATTCGTAGAAAGTAGTTTCATTCGTGGACTGAGTCCTCAAGAGTTCTTCTTTCATGCGATGTCAGGTCGTGAAGGTCTGATTGATACAGCAGTAAAGACCGCCGATACTGGTTATATTCAGCGTCAGCTTGTAAAAGCCATGGAAGATTGTGTAACACAGAATGATGGAACTGTTCGCGACTCAAAGATGAATATTGTTCAGTTTCACTATGGTGAAGACGGATTAAACGCAACTATGATTGAATCTCAGAGTTTAGCACTCGGTAAGTTATCAGCTGATGAAATTACTAAAGAGTATGGCATGGTTGGAGTAAATCTTGATAATATTCTTGATAAGAACACTGTTCGTGAAGATGATACAGATGCTCTAGAAACTTATGTTAAATCAGTTCTTGAAGATCAGAGAATTATGGCAGAAAATATTAATAGATTAAAAGATGTTCCAAATGCTTCTGCTGTATATTCACCAGTAAATATTGAACGTATGATGAAAAATGTTAAAGTATCATTTAAACTAACTCCAGAAAATGTTACTGATTTAACACCCAGTTATGTTCTTGAAGGAATTAATAAAGTAATTCAGAAGACACAATCATTCCATAGAATTTGGTGTGCTCTACTTCGTTACTATCTTGCTCCTCACAAAATTATTGGAAAAGAACGTTTTAATAGAAAAGCATTTGATACGCTATGTGAACTACTTGTAGTAAAGAATTATCAGAGTTGGGCGCAGCCTGGTGAACAAGTAGGTATTATTGCCGCTCAGAGTATTGGTGAACCTTCGACCCAGATGACTTTGAATACATTCCACTTAGCAGGTGTGGCGTCAAAGTCGAACGTAACACGAGGTGTGCCCCGTTTGAAGGAACTTCTAAAAGTAACAATGAATCCAAAAGCGATTTCTCTAACAGTTCCACTAAAGAAAGAGTATCGTGATTCAATTAATAGTGCGCGTCAAGTAGCACAAGAATTAGAATTGACTCTATTAAAAGATATTGTAACAAAGAGCGCAATCTATTTTGATCCGAGTGATTCAAATACAATTCTCGAAGAAGATAAAGATGTAATTGATTTCTATAATCTCTTTGAAACAGATGCGCAGACAAGAGATGGCGCTGAAAAGAATGTGTATGGTAAAGGATTATTACGTCTAGAATTTGATAGAGATGCGATGTTTAATAAGAATATTAGCATGGATGATGTATATTTCGCACTAAATCGTAAGTTTTCAAATGAGATTGGAATGATTTATTCTGATTATAACAGTAATAAGTTAATAATGCGTATTCGTTTAGCGATTGAAAATAAAGAATACAATACTGATGATATTTTAAATCTAAAAAAGCTACAGAATCGTATCATAAATACCGTTATTATTCGTGGTATTCAAGGTATTAAATCAGTATCTTATAGAAAAGATACTAATTACTATGAATTAAAAGATGGTAAATATGAACAGATTACACAATATATTTTAGATACAGATGGGTCAAATTTCTTAGAGATTATGAACCATCCGTATGTGAATGGTAATGGTGTTTTATCATCACATGTTCATGATATCTATGAGAATTTAGGAATTGAAGCGGCTCGTGCTATTCTATTGAGTGAGATTACTAACTTATTTGCGGATGCTGGTGGTGTAGATTTCCGTCATCTAGGATTATTGTGTGATTGGATGACTCGTGTTGGTAAACTCTTATCGGTTGACCGATACGGTATTAACAAACAAGATATTGGTCCGCTGGCAAAGGCGAGTTTTGAGGAAACAGAAAAGATTCTACTGAAAGCGGCGCTGTTTGGTGAGATTGATCCTATCACAGGTGTATCAGCTAATATTATGACTGGCCAGCCTATTCGTGGAGGAACTGGTTTCTCAGAGATTCTACTAGATGAGAATACTCTACTAAAACTTCAGGGGTCGTTGCCACCACTTGAAGAAGAAGAAGAGGAAGAAGATGATGTTGTCGGTCCGAATGAAGAACAGATTGAAGATGAACTATATGAATCAGAAGCAGATAAGTGCGCAACAACAAATCTACGAATGAACGTTGTAATGCCACAAGAAACAGTATTAATTGAAGAGCCTGATGTAGATATTCTAGTATCAGAATAAATATGAAGGTCTAAATATTATTTTATAAATATATTTATGGAACAAAGTATTGTGGAAGAACCACCATGGAAAAATATAATTTTTTTTAAACCTTCTACTAAAAGTTTAAGAAAACTTTTATTTAAAGAGTATGAATCGAATGTTCCAGAAATAATTTTTAAGAAAAGAGATGAAATTACTGAATATGAGAAGGAACATAAGTGGGAGCTTGCTAAAAAGCTAGCAAATCCTTATGAGATGGTATATACACAAGAAGAAAAATTTCCTTATCCAAATATATCTCTTGTTAAACCATTAAGTAGAAGTTATTTTAAGATGATTGAAATACTTTATTCTAGTAATTTTTTAAACGAGTTAGCAAATAATAAACATATTCGTTCTGCTCACATAGCAGAAGGTCCTGGTGGATTTATGCAAGCTATTATCGATGTAGCAGAAAAAGAACAAAGAATAGTTAAAAAAATGTATGGTATTACGTTAAAGTCTGATAAATACTATATTCCAGGATGGAAAAAGTCTACTTATTTTCTTAAAAAATATTCTGAAATTATTAGTATTAGTTATGGCAAAGATGGGACAGGTGATATTTATATAAAAGAAAACCAAGAAAATTTTATCTCAAATATAAATGTAAAAGTAGACCTATTCACAGCAGATGGAGGATTTGATTTTTCATTTGATTATACACAACAGGAAAAACAGATTTTTTCATTATTAGTATGCTCTTTTATAACAGGAATACAAGTTTTATCTCTAAACGGCATGTGTATAATTAAGATTTTTGATACATATTCTATACATACAAAAACTCTGATATCATTATGTGGTTCTCTTTTTAAAGAATATACCTTATATAAACCTGCTACAAGCAGACCGTGTAATAGTGAGCGATATTTTATTGGTAAAAAATTCAAAGGATTAAATAAACAAATATTAGAGAATCTTAGATCTATATATGAAAATAGTTTGCGAGACTTATATCCATATATAGAAATTGAGGAAGATGAATTAAAATTTATAGAAAATATATCTGATATTTATGAGAAAAAACAGATTGAATTTATAGATTTAGCAAAAGAGTTTGCTACAAATAATGATTTATATAAATCATATTATAAAGAAAATTATGATAAATCATATAATTTTTGTAAGGAATTTCGTATTCCAATAAAACCTAGCAAATCCTAAGTAGGTTTTGCGTAGTTTTTCATTAAATGTTCTCCAACTTTTACTGATGCGTTGTGTTGGCTTATTTGTGATGATGCCATTTTATCAATCATCGCTAACATTGTTTTAAGAGTTTCTTTATTATATCCATCTTTAGAGGATACCATAATGAATAAGTGAGGAAAGTTGTTAGCAAATTCTGGAGCCGCTTCTTTCATCTCATCAAATGTTTTATCTTCATCACGTAGCCTCTCAACAATACGAATATTATCACGAATAAAAACAGCTCTATCAGATGCCTGTTGTGGTTCTAATGGTGGCGGAGGAGGTTCTTCACGAAGATTTCTACGAGTTGACATCTTATATATATATACGTATGAAAAAGATTATTTTAAATCCCCCGCAAAAAACAGATGGAAGAAGATAATCAGAAAATATTAGAGTTTCGTGGAATTTTAAAATCAATTAAAAAGAAAGTTCTAGATAAATTAACATATACTACACAAGATACAACTGTATTAAATAAAGTTGTAAAACGATTAATCCAATTTTATTTACTATTAAAACCAGTTGTAAACGATAATAAACCATTAGAATCTATAGCAATTAATGAATTAGAAGATTTATTTTATGATACTCTTAAAGAGCATCCTCGATCATCATACTATCAGAATCAGATTGAATACTATTTAAAACGAGATTTTATTGATTTTCCTTTTTCATTAGATGAAATACAAATTAATTCATTTAATACTACTGAACATTATGAAGAACCATCTATTATTGAAAATAATATGACATTAACAGAGTAGATGACGCAAACTAAATCAGGTGTGCGTAAAGTAGTTCCAGGAATTAGAACATTAAAACGAAAAGCTTGTCCTCCAGGCATGATTGAACGCAAAGAATTTACTCGTCGCTATTCTACGGCGGTTATACAGAAAGGTTTCGAAAAAAAAACAAAATCTGGAAAAGTAAAGATAGTAAAACCTCATAAGCATAACACAGTAATTGTAAAAACAAAGTGTGTAAAAGATAAAGGATTTCCCGGCAAAGGAACACAAAAGATTGGACCTTTACATAAAGGTGAATTAACAAAACATGGATATCAGATATTTCAGAAAAGTAAATCTGGAAATTATATTTTTGAAACAAATGGAAAAACACATAAAGTAGTTTCCCAAGAAAGACGGCACAAAGCATTACGTAAAGCAATAAAAGAGTATGGCGCTTTAGATGTTTTTAGAAAATTAGATGCTGTGGCAAAATTATCTGTCCGAACAACCCCGCAAGGTTCTAAAATATGGGAAGAGGATCGTGACTGGGTTAAAAAAACTTTTGAACTCTAAGCTTTTTAAAAAGATATTATAGAAGAAGATGAGAAAGTCTAACAATACAGTTTATATAGCGATGGGTATTTTATTAGTAGCTTTAGTTGTTCTTTTTATTATGAAACCAGATATTAAACTAGGTTACAAAAACTATAATAAGAAAGAAGGCTTTCAAACAGTAGCAGATGTTAAATTAGCACGTGCTAAGGCTGGTGCTCGAGAAGCTTTTGCTAACATGCGTGTAGGTAAGAGTAAAGAAGGATTTCAAACAATGCCTACAATGAACACCTCAAATATTATAGCGGCAAATCCTATTCCGATGAATACAAATAGACCTACAACTATGCCTACAACTACTCCTTCTGTAGTAACACTTGCGAATAATGCACAAATGCCTTCGGTAACAATGAATAATCTATCAAATGCTATGATGTCTGGGACAATGGCTACAACAATGCCTACAACAATGCCTACAATGCCTACAATGCCTAATCAACCGGCCTCTGTATCTGTTGGAACCCCTACTGTTTTACAGCAATTTACAAATATGAATGATATGCAAGCAAGTGAATATCGTAAAAATGCTAAAGAAGGTTTTACATCTGGAAATTATGCTATGACAGCAGGAGGTGCCAATACTAACTATGAACCCATGGGCGCATTTGATAATGTAAGAATACCTACCGGTAATAATTCATCTTCATGGAGATACACTGCTCCTGATGAACAACTACTTGGCGCACCTTTTCAAGTAGGTCAAGATAATCTTTTTATGTTTAAAAACAATCAGTGCAAACCTGAGTGCTGTGGTTCCAGTTTCTCATGCTCAGGCGGGTGTGTCTGCACAACACCCGATCAGCGCCAATATATTGCCTCTAGAGGTGGCAATAGAACAAGCCCAGCAGAGGATTAAATTCAATATTAATAGATGAAAAAGAATTATACTTCAATATTTGCTCTATTTATTCTAATATGTGTAGTTATAGGCTATATATATTTAAATAAAAATAAAGAAGGATTTCAGCCTAATAATAATAACATAGAAACAATTAGATCTATAACAAATGCTCTAAATACTGCAGTTGATAATTATACTACTAATAATATGGTTCCTAATATGGTTCCTAACATGCCTCAAAATATGATGCAAGGGATACAAGGGATACAAGGAGTAGAAGGACCGCCAGGGCGACCTGGAAGACAAGGACCACCAGGGCCACCAGGTGAACCAGGACCAC